GTCGCGAGCGCTACCGAATGGACGTTCTGGATGAACCAATTCCAGGCCGTCGCCAGGGCGACCGGCTTGCAGTATCCGGCGCTCAAGGCAGCCATGAACGCGCTGTGGCTGAAGCTGGTGCGCGGCACCGAGCACCCCGACCTGATCGTCGCCGACGGCGAGATCTACGGCACGTACGAATCGGGGCTGCAGGAAAACCAGCGTTACGCCGACGCCAGGTTGGGCAGCTTGGGGTTTGAAACCCTGAAATACAAGCAGGCGGCGATAGTATACGACGCACCTGCTACTGGCCTTGGACCTGGGAGCGATCCGACCAAGAGCGGCGCTTATTACCTCAATACCAAATACTTCAAGTTTGAGGTCTATAGCGGCCGCAATTTCGAGGCTCTGGATCTTCCAGATCAGTCGCCCGACATGGACGCGGTCACCAAGCACATTGCATTTATGGGCTGCCTCAGCATGGCCAACCGCGCCCTGCAGGGGCGGCTTTTCGCAACCGGCACCTGATCCTCTTCTCGGGTGTCAAACCGGGGCGGCACCGGCATCTCCGTGGCGGTGTCGCCCCACTTCCACGGAGAACGTTATGTCAGACCAAGCAGCCTTCGCCAAATTCGAGGATGGCTGGGAGCAGGACGGCGTGTCGAAGGACGGCATGCCGAAATTCCGCCCCGTGCTCATCATCCGCCTGTCCAAGCCGCCTTACCTGGAGGTCCGCCGCGAGGCCGGCGAGGACGACATCGAGCACTATTCCGAGCCTTACAAGCTCTACCTGAAGCTCAAGGCCGGTCGCGACATCGACAAGGTCGAGGGTTACCCGCTCGCCTTGTGGTCCGCCATCACCAGGGCCGAGTTCGACCAGCTGATCGGCCACGGCATCGTCACCGTCGAGCAACTCGCTAAAATCGGCGAACGCAAGGGCGCTGTCGCCGCCAAGGTGCCCGAGCCGATCATGCAGCTGGCGCAGCGGGCCAAGCGCATGATCGAGCTCCAGAAGAGCCAGGGCCGCTACGAGGCGATCATCAACGAGCTCACGGCCGAGCGCGACCAGCTGAACGAGCAGCTGCGCGAGAGCCACGTCGCGCTGTCGGCCGCCAACGCGCTCACCAACACCCTGCAGATGCGGCTAGCCGGCATCGGCACCATGCTGCCCGAGCGCGCTGCATGAGCAAGCTCTTCACCCTGAGAGAGGTCGTCGGTCAGGCGCAGATCGAAGTCGGGATCGCGCAGACCATGCCCGCGGTCGTCATCGGCAGCCTCGACCAGGACATCGCCCAGATGGCTGCCTTGATGCAGGCCGTGGCGGACGAGGTGCTGCTGGAAGAGCCCTATCGTACCACGCTCGGCGATGGCATCTGGGTCTCGGACGCGGTCGGCAAGCCACGTCCGAACGGGCCGGCTGCCGACACAGACCTGATCCTGTTCGACAGTCGGCTCGCGATCGACGGCCTGAAGATGCGGTTCCTGGCCGCCAAGGGCCTCGAATTTGGCGAGCAGCTGCGCGATTTCAACACGCGGCTGTCCAAGCTGGCGCAGACGTCGGCGCGAATCCTCGACCTCGACGCTGAAGGCGGGAGGTCGATTTGAGGCTGCTCCCAGCCAGGCGCGTCGCGCCCAAGCCGGTCAAGTTCAAGGCCAACGTCAGCCAGATCGTCCACCTCGACGCTCCGATCAAGGGCCTGTCGCTGCTCGGCAAGACGTCGGAGGGTGACCCGCAAACGGCAACCATCCTGACCAATTGGGTGATCAAGGAGGACCGCATTGCGGTGCGGCCCGGCAGCGCGCTGATCGACGACCGCTATCCGGCGCTCGGAGCCACGCGTTACGCGATCGAGCAGCTGATGCCCTACCTGGCGGCGCCCGATCACGTGCTGATCGCCTCGAACGGCACTGTTGCCAAGGTCGGCGGACCGCTGGCCTCGCCGATCGGCGCCGGCTTCGGCGGCAACGACTGGCATTGGACGATGTTCGCCAACCTGGCGCAGGCCAAGTTCTTGATCATGGTCAACGGCTTCGACGGTGTCTGGAGCTACGATGGTGGCGGCCTCCCCGCCCCCGGGCCGGTCGCCGGCACGCTCGGCGTCAGTAGCGCCGCCGGGCAGCCGGCGCCGGTCACGGTTGCCGCCGGCGATATCGCCAAGTTCGCCAACGGCCATTCGGTCACCGTCTCGGGCGCTACCGGAGCCTTCGCCGCGGCCAACGGCCTGCACTACATCGAGCAGGTTTCGGGCGTGACCTTCAAGCTGACCGGCGTCGACACCACCGGCGCCACCGGCACGCAACCGGTCACGCTGCAAGCGTACGGTTCGATGATGAAGGAAGCGGTGCTGCCCGGCACCAATATGGGTTACTGCAATCCTAACAACTTCAACACCGTGCTGGCGCATATCAACCACCTGTATTTTGCCGATACGACCAACCTGGTGCTCTACTACCTGCCGCTGTCGCAGAAGGACGGCACGCTCAAGCAAGTCACGCTCAACGCGGTTTTTCGTCGCGGCGGCGAAATCCGCGCGCTCGCCAGCTGGACGCTCGATGGCGGCAACGGCATGGACGACAAGCTGGTCGTCTTCACCACCCACGGTCAGTGCGCGATCTTCGGCGGGCTCGACCCCGAGGCTGACGATTGGGGTCTGATCGGCGTCTTCCAGTTCGACGCGCCGATGTCGAAGCACTCGGTGGTCAACTACGGCGGCGACCTGTGGGTGATGACCAGTACCGGTCTGGCCCCGCTGTCAGTGCTGATCCGCTCCGAGACCGAGAAGCTCAACAAGGCCGAGAAGGGCATGGTGACGCCGTTTCGCGACATGGCGCGCAAGTATGCCGCTCGGCCTGGCTGGTCGCTCACTCTCGACAGCACGAGCGGCCGCATGATCTGCAACCTGCCGATGGGCGCTCCGCGCGAGTTCAAGCAGCTGGTGCGATTCATGCCCGACCCGGTGTGGGCGACATGGCGCGAGCTCAATGCTCGCTGCTGGACGTGGCTCGACAGCAAGCTCTATTTCGGCACCGACGACGGCATCGTTTACGAGTGCTCGGAGGACTACCTCGCCGACAACATCCGGCCAGATCCAGCGAACTCGGCGCTGCAGCTGAGCGATCACATCACGGCGGTCATCCGCGGCGCCTGGTCGAAATACAAATCGCCCGGCATCAAGAAATTCAACCTGTTGCGGGTCTACGCTCAGTCGACCGGCCTGCCGGTGAGGCCGTTCGTCGACATGGCGGTCAACTTCGTCGACAAGTTGCCCGAGAACCAACCCGACATCGTGCTGCCGGCACCGCCGACGCAGTGGAGCAAGCCTGGCAGCGTAGCCGGCCAGCCAGGCTTCACGCCTTGGGGCGTCCCGTGGGGCTCAGGCAAGCGGCCGATCATCGTGTGGGGCGGCGTCGGCCGCGAGGGCAACGTCGGAGCTCCTTACGTCGTCGTCGCCGTTAACGGCGCGACTTACGAGGTCTCGGGCTTCGACATCGTCTACGAGCCGGGGATCGTCGTATGAAGATCTCCTTCCGCCACGACGAAGACGTTCTCGCCTTTCTGCGCGAGGAGATCGGCCTCGAGCTCGCCGGCCAGAACCTCGACAATCCCGATCGCTGGTTGTTCGTCGTCGCCAGGAACGATCACGGCGCCGTCGTCGGCGCGCTGGTGATGGAAGCCAAGAATTGGTTCGACTGGCACTTGTCGATCGCCGTCGTCGATACCCGCTGCCTGATGATCTCGCGACTGCACAAGCTGGTTTGGAAGACGATCTTCGAACGCGCCGTGCGCGTCACCATCTTGCTCGACCCCGAGAATGAACCGCTCGAACGCAAGGTCCGCAAGATGGGCTTCGTTTACGAGGGTTTCCTCAGGAGGGGCCTGGACGGGCGCAGGGACGCGCTTGTGTTTGGGATGCTCCGGGAGGACTGCCGATGGCTCCGAGCGCTTCCTGAGCCTCGCCAGGGGCCGCAGCGGGCAGATTTCGGGCAAACCTCCCCAACGATGGTGCACTGATCATGGTCTCGATGCCGAAACCACCCGATCCGTGGCAGACCGCGTCGGCGCAGACCGGCCAGAACGTGATGAGCTCGATCGGCTCGTCGATCATCGGCAACGCCAACGAGATTACGCCCTACGGCAACGTCACCTACAGCCCCGGCTCGATGGAGACGATGACCGATCCGACGACCGGCAGGCAGTGGCAGGTGCCGCGCTACAACAGGACGACGACGCTGTCGCCGGCGCAGCAGGGTCTGCTCAACCTGCAGAACCAGGCCGCCACCAATCTCGGCAAGACTGCTGTGCAGCAGTCGGACATGCTGCAGGGCCTGCTGAAGAAGCCGCTCAGCGCCGAAGGCCTGCAGCCGTGGCAGGCGATGCCGCAGTGGAACGAGAACGCCTTCAGCAACGATCGCAATCGCGTCGAGCAGGCTCTGATGAGCCGCTGGCACGACGTCAACGACCCCGGGTGGGCGAAGCGCGAGAGCACGCTCGCGGCGCGCGGCCTGACGCCTGGCGCGGCCGGCTACGGCTATGCTGCCGACGAGTACGGTCGGGCTATGAACGACGCGACGTATGGCGCCATCACGGCCGGCGGCCAGGAGCAGAGTCGGCTGCTCGGCGAAGAACGCGCGCAAGCGGATTTCAACAACCAATTGCGCAACGCCCAGTTCGGCGAGCGGCAGACATTGCAGAGCTTTCCGGTCAATCTGATCACGGCCTTGATGTCGGGCTCGCAGGTCAACGTGCCGCAGGCGGCTCCGTATCGCAGCACCGGCATCCAGCCGGCGCCGATCGCCGACCTGGTCGAGCAGAACTACCAGGACCGGCTCAACCGATCGAACATGATGAACCAGGGCATCTTCGGCCTGGCCGGTAACCTGGTCGGTCTGCCTTGGGGCGGGATGA